CGATAAAGGTATCCCTTTTGACTACGAGAAACTCAAGATCAAATGGGTAGATCATAAGAACCGTACCTATACCCCTGACTTTGAACTACCTAACGGTATCATCGTTGAGACTAAGGGTAGGTTCTTAGCTCCTGACCGAATGAAACACTTAGCTGTACGAGAACAGTACCCAGAGTACGACATACGATTCGTTTTCTCTAATCCCTACGCCAAACTGAGCAAGGTGAGCAAGACAACGTATGCTGACTGGTGTGACCAGAAGGGTTTCCTCTGGGCAGCTAAGACAATCCCACAGGAGTGGATAGATGAGTCGCCTGACACGTAAAGAGAAAAAGGCAGAGTACAATAAGAAGTGGCGAGAGGATAACAAAGAGAAAATAGCGGAGTACAAAAAGGCGCAGTATGCGGCCAACAGGGAAGAAAGACGAGAGTACCAAAAGAAGTTTAGGGAGACCAACAAGGAGACTATTAAGCTGAGGGCAGCAGTTAGGACTTACGGGATAACCACAGAGACAGCAGCAAACCTCTACTCCAGTTCTTGTTCCATCTGTGGTACTACGGAAAATATCTGCATTGACCACTGCCACACTACAGGTAACGTCAGAGGAGCACTCTGCCACTCCTGCAACACAGGTATCGGGTTCTTCAAGGACTGTCCAGACCTACTCACCAAAGCAAAGGAATATTTAAGTGACTAAGACAGCAGTAATCATAACCTGCGGTCACTCTACCCCAGAAGTATCAAACGAACGGTACACTTGGTTAGGTGACCTTCTATTCGATATAAAACCTGACTACGTGGTAGACCTAGGTGATGGGGCTGACATGAAGTCTCTTAACTCCTACGACACTAGGTACCCTCAGGCTCTAGTGACACAGAACTACGAAAAGGATACAGACCACTACAACGACGCCATGGAACGTATGAGGAAACGCTTCAAGATTTCCAAAAAGAAGCGTCCAGCTTACTACGGGTTTGAGGGTAACCACGAGAACCGTATAAAGAAAGCAATCAAAACTGACCCACGTTTAGAAGGAACAACCCGTGGCATTTCGTTCTCACACCTCAACACTAAAGAATGGTTTGACGAGTACCATGAATACAATAACAACGCCCCCTCAATCGCTAATTACGATGGTGTTTATTACGCTCACTTCATTGGTAGTGGGGCTTATGGGCGTCCTATCTCTGGTGAGCATCATGGCTTTAACCTTGTTAAAAAGCTCGGTGCTTCTGCAACTGTTGGTCATAGCCATAAGTTTAACTACTTTGTCAAGTCTGAGTCTTTCCCTCGTCCGACTCACGGTCTTGTCGCGGGCTGCTTCAAGGGAGCGGAAGAATCTTGGGCAGGTCAAGCCAACCGAGAATGGTCTAAAGGTGTATGTGTCAAACGAAACATTGAAGACGGAAACTACGACTTACAATGGATAAGTATGGATGCTATTAGAAAGGAGTACAGCTAATGTATAAGTTCAGTTCTCTATTGGTCCTTGTGGGTCTTGCCGGAGCACAGTTAAGCTCTATCTTTGATAAACTAGGTACGAGCTATTGGATTTCCATTCCTTTCTTGGTAGTCTTTGGGGTCTTATCTGCTGCTACTTTCTTGGATGATCCAGAATGAACAAAGTACAAATCTTAGCTGACTTCTACCCTCTTCAAGACCTCTTGGAACAAAATGATGTAGAGAATAGGGTACTAGTGCAGTTTCTAGTAGACGAAGGACTCATCGACCTTGATGATTACTTCTTTGATGACACAAATGAATTGATGGAGATGTAAACAATGAACACTCAACTTGAGTTCCCAGACTTTTTTGACCCAGACTATGAGCAGTACCAAAAGGACAACGGTGTGTTTGATGATCCTCGTGATAAGTCCGTAGGTGATATGGTTAGTGAGTTCGCTTACACAGCAGAACAAGAACAGGACGCTGAAAGAGCTTTGAGGCTTCTAGAAGAAGAGTATGCTGAATGGCAGACAGCTTATGCAGGACCTTCCGACACAGATGAACTCAAGGAACTAGCAGACCTAGTGTACGTTATCTACGGCTATGCAGACTCTTGTGGTTTCAACCTAGACGAAGCAGTACGGCGAGTACACGACAACAATATGGGGCGTATGTTTCAAGAAGATGGCACCATCAAGCGCCGTGAAGACGGAAAGGTTCTCAAGAACCCTCTGTACCCTAAAGTTAACCTAGAGGATTTGGTGTGAAAGTATGGGTAGCATTTGCGTATGAAAACTATTACCCTATGGGTGAACAGGACGTAATAGGGGTCTACTCAACTAAAGAGAAAGCTTACGAAAGTTTTACACGTCTTAAAGGTTACCGAACGACGTACCCAAATAGAAATGTAGAGTGTTTAACCATAGATGAGGACGTATACTAAAAATGAATGACTACCAAAAATTTATTGCTACCTCTCGTTATGCCCGATGGATTCCTGAGGAAGGACGACGGGAAGACTTTGAGGATACTGTTAAACGGTATATGGCTAATATTGTGCTTCCTGTTTTAGGGGATACAAACGTTAGCTCTGAGATTGAACGTAACATCCTTGAGTTGGGTGTTATGCCTAGTATGCGAGCTATGATGACTGCTGGTCCTGCTTCTGCTCGTGACAATACGTGTATGTACAACTGTGCCTATCTCCCTGTGGACAACGTGAAGAGTTTTGATGAGGCTATGTTCATCCTACTCTGTGGCACAGGGGTAGGGTTCTCAGTGGAACGTCAGTACGTATCCAAGCTTCCTACCATTCCTACTCTTTACTCCTGTGAAACTTCCATCGTAGTAAAGGATTCCAAGGAAGGCTGGGCTAAAGCTCTACGACAACTCATCGCCCTTCTGTACAGCGGTGAGATTCCTACGTGGGATGTAAGTAAGGTACGTCCTGCTGGAGCTAAACTTAAGACCTTTGGTGGACGTGCCTCAGGTCCTGCTCCTCTGGTAGACTTGTTTAACTTCACGGTAACTGTCTTTAAGGAAGCACAAGGCCGTAAGCTCTCCTCTCTTGAGGCTCACGACATTATGTGTAAGATTGGTGAAGTTGTAGTAGTAGGCGGTGTACGTAGGTCTGCTATGATCAGCCTAAGTAACCTCTCAGATGATCGGATGCGACATGCAAAAACAGGAACCTTTCCTCCTCACCGATACCTTTCTAATAACTCAGTGGCCTACACAGAGAAACCAGATGCAATGTCCTTCCTGCGGGAGTGGGTTGCTCTTGCTGAGTCAGGTAGTGGTGAACGAGGAATCTTCAATCGGGAAGCAAGTAAAAAACAAGCAGCGAAGAATGGACGCCGTGACTCAGACTATGACTTCGGTACGAACCCTTGTAGCGAGATTATCCTCCGTCCTAATCAATTCTGCAATCTTACCGAAGTAGTAGTACGTGCTGAAGACACCATTGAGACCTTAGAACGTAAAGTTATCCTTGCTACAATCTTAGGGACCGTTCAATCTACCTATACTCATTTTCCTTACTTACGTAAGGTGTGGACGGATAACACAGAAGGAGAAAGGTTACTTGGGGTATCCTTGACAGGTATCATGGACAACCCTCTAATGACAACAAAGAACAAAGGATTGGAGACTACTCTTGAACATCTTCGCGGGATTGCTATTAGTACTAACAATGAGTGGGCTAATACTCTTGGAGTACCGCCTAGCACAGCGATTACTTGTGTCAAACCCAGTGGTACCGTTAGTCAGCTTGTTGATTCTGCTTCTGGTATCCACAGTCGTTATGCACCATACTACATTCGAACAGTTAGAGGAGATAACAAAGACCCACTGACGCAGTTCATGAAGGATCAAGGTATCCCTAGTGAACCCTGTGTGTACAAAGGTGATTCTACTACAGTCTTTTCTTTTCCAATGAAGTCACCTGATAAGGCTATTGTTACAAAGGATATGAGTGCCATTGATCAGCTTGAGACTTGGTTAGTGTACCAACGTCACTGGTGCGAGCATAAACCATCGGTTACTATCAGTATTCGCAAGGACGAGTGGTTTGAGGTAGGAGCCTTTGTGTATGCACACTTTGACGAAATGTCTGGTGTGTCATTCCTACCTTATGATGACCATGTATACCAGCAGGCACCTTACCAAGAGATTAGCCGTACCGACTACAAAGGTTTCATGGCTATGATGCCTAAGACTATCGACTGGAGTAAGTTCTCTAGTTATGAAAAGGAAGACAATACAGTGTCAATGCAGACTATGGCTTGCAGTGGTGACGTATGTGAAATCGTAGATATTGGAGGGTAATAAGTGATCAAAGCAACTTACATCGACCATATGGGAAGTGACCTTAGTGTAGTTAACGCTGCACGGGTCTCTTTCGGGAAGAAGAGTGAATGGGAAAGCATTAGTCATTCTAGTATGACCGCCTTACTAGATAATGTAAACCTTAAGGATTACACTTGGGTTTCTTCTGGCAACTCTGGCTACTACATAAAACTAGCAGACAAAGACCAGAAGCTAATCAAGTACCTCGCCAAGCACAAACACATTAGCCCCTTCGGTCATTGCTTTGCATCGTTCCACATCAAGGCCCCTATCTTTGTAGCACGACAGCTAGTCAAACACAAGTTCCTCAGGTGGAATGAGATTAGCCGTAGGTACGTAGATGAAGAACCTGAATTCTACCTGCCTGACGTATGGCGTGGACGTAGTGCAGATAAGAAGCAGGGTAGTTCAGAGGAAGTCATCACAGAGATTACAGTTCAAGACTATGGGGAGAACTGGCGGGATGACCCCGGCGCTGTAACCTCTGCCTCTATATCGCACGCAAG